CTCCTCTACCTCACTATGGAGATCAACATGCACAACCTTCGTCACCTGGCTGACGTACTTGCCTTTGTTATCAATACGTTCGCTAACGCGAACGCCGAAAACAACGGCTCGGCCGTCTTTACCGAGGCGACGGTTGCGGAAGCCATTCGTGGTCTTACTCGCCTGAATCTGCTTGATGCAGACCAGGCGAGCTTGATTGCTAAATGGCTCCCTGCTAATGTCGATTTCCTCATGAAGTAGGGAGGATCCTTTAGACGCGTAGAAAGAAGTTATGCCTAGACAGAACCCTCAAACGTCCGACATCATCTTGACTGGCCATTACTGGAACAGTCCCGTCGCTACACCTTCTGTTGCCGTGTATAATGCCCAAACGTATGGTCGTGTGTATACGAGTTCTACAACTCCTGGCTTTCCTAAAGTCAAGAGAATGAACCCGTACCACATTTTCAACGTGAAGACACAACACGGTGCAGTTCGGTTTAATCGATGGTATCCCAATACTACTGCCCCTTATGGGGGCAATTATCGGGATAATGGTGATGATGGTAGCATTTTTGGGCCTATGTTCGGCTTAACGACAACCTACACGCCGGGTCCCAACGGGTATAATCCGAATGACGTCGGTCACGACGCCCCTTCGGCTCAATTATCCGTTGAGAAAGCGATGGACGCGGTAATAGCGCAAAAAGTCAATTTAGCGCAATTTATCGCTGAAAGGCAGCAAGTGGCCAACCTCGTGGCGGACACAGCTTCCAAATTAGCTCGGACAATAATGGACCTACGTCGGGGACGATTCCAGAGGGCCCTAGGGCACCTCGGAATTACTCGCCATCGCGGAAAGTTCACTAAAGACCTTGCTAATAATTGGCTTGCTCTCCAATACGGTTGGAAACCGCTCCTATCCGATGTCAAGGGTGCTGCTGAACATCTGGCACGTAACCACTTCGGTCGTCAATATCGCCTTAGGGCGACAGGGACGGCCACTGGGGTTACGCCAGCTTTCAGCTTCAACTATGGCAATCAGGGATGGGGCGATGTTATCTTGCAATGGTCAGAGAGGCAGACTCAGTCAAAAACTGTGTTTTTGTACGAAGTCAGCAACGATGCTATGCGAGAAGGTCGCCAGTTGGGTTTAACCGATCCTGCTACCTTGGCCTGGGAATTACTCCCCTGGTCATTTGTAGCGGATTGGTTTCTACCGATCGGTGATTACATCGGACGCCTTACGTTCGACAGCGGCCTACAATATGTAGGTGGCTGTACAACCTCGAAGTCGTTTCAGACGGCTTCTTGGTTGCCGCAATCCAGCGTTTGGAAGAATCAGGCGACTGGCGCGTGGACAGATTTCTCTGGAACCCCGACCATCAAAGAGATGTTCAGGATGACAAGAACTGTACACGATGTCAGACCGCCTGGTCCTAGATTCCCAAGCTGGAAGGATCCGTTCACCCCGACTCACGTCGCAAACGCGATAGCGTTGCTCCGTACGTCGGTCCGAGTCCGTTAAAGGACTCACAACAGGAAACAGGTGTTACACTTGGCAGCAATCGCAAACCTCGTCCTGGCAGATGGCCAGGCCACCCCCGTCAACAAAACGTTCATTCCCATGGACTGCACGAGCGCGCTCGCCACTTGGACCGACAGGTCCAGTGGCATCGCTCTCGGCATGCCCACGGTCACCCTCTCTGTCTCGAAAGAGAACGAGCGGGTACGTGCGTTGGCAAAGGTGACGCTTCCGGTAATGGAAGTCATTTCTGGCGCTGATGGCGGATACACCCCTTCTCCGAAGGTGGCGTACACGTGCATCGGCAAGCTCGAAATGGTCTTCCCGAACCGTAGCGTGCTGCAGAACCGGAAGGATATCGTCGCGCTCGTCAAGAATTTGATGAGCAACGCCGTTATCACGAAGGCCGCGGAAGAGTTCGAACGTCCCTACTAATCAGAGGATCTAAACGTTATGGCCAAAGCTCAGCTTGACCGTGAGTTAGCAACCGCTCAGCGGATACTAGCTCGTTTAGATTGTCCTCGATCTCTCACCATAAGTATCATGCTTAGGGAAGAGATGTGGACAGACATTCTGGCTCTTGAAGTCATCCCAGAAGACTATAAGGATTCGGAAGCTTTCTTCGCCGCGTATCAAGCTACTAAGCTCCTCAAAAAGAGCTTTTGGCTTCCTACTGGCATCGATAAGAAATCCGTCGCCTTAAAAGGCTTTTGGGAGGCTGAGTCGAGTTGCAGGGAGACGAATGAGTTTTTTATGAACTTAAATCGTGGGAATGCGAGTTTTCTCGATCCCTCGGTGGCGAAACGGCTTATGGCCGCTCGTCGAAAAATTAAGGACATACTTCGCCCATTCAATCCCCTTGCTTTCCTCGACAACAGTGGCTTCGGTCCCGGGGCCGACTTAGATACTAAGTCCGGTTTCACGTCAGCTTACAACAAGTTAGCTGCTTCGGGGTCAGTTACTAGAGAGTGCTCTATCTTCCTCGACTTTTTAGCCTCCAATTCATCACTGGGGACTATCATGTCTTGGGATATCACATCCAAATCGGTTGATTGCCGACGGGTCTCTGGTAACCGGGTCACTTTCGTGCCCAAAGACGCTCGTAAGGACCGTTCAATCGCGGTTGAACCGCGGTGGAACGTGTTCTTCCAGAAAGGGATGGGCAGAGTCCTGAGACGGGCCCTTCTTAGAGCTGGTACTGATTTGGACGATCAAACGCCGAATCAAGTATTAGCTCGTGAAGGATCTATCAAAGGCAACTTTGCCACACTCGATCTGAAGAGCGCAAGTGACACCATCTCTCGCGAGCTGGTTCGTTTTCTCTTGCCAAACAAATGGGTTTCCATCCTCGATCGTCTACGGAGCAAGTACTTTAGCCTTCAGGGCAAAGAGTACCTATCCGAAAAATGGTCCAGTATGGGGAATGGTTATACTTTCGAACTCGAAAGTCTAATCTTCCATGCCCTTTGCGCAAGCATAACCGATAACTTCTCGGTCTATGGGGATGATTTAATTGTCCCAAGCGAAACAGTAGACGAAGTGGTGCTCCTTCTCCGTGTATGTGGATTCCAGCTCAATAAAGAGAAGTCTTTTTCGCAGGGTCCCTTCCGGGAATCCTGCGGTGCTGACTATCTCAACGGTGTTCTCGTAACACCAATTTATTGGAAAGATCCGCTACATGATGAAGGAACTCTTCGACTGGCTAATCAAATCTCTCGCCTTGCTGGCCGTGGCAGCGGTGGTCACTTTCGTGATCGTCGCTACTATGACCTCTGGCGCGATTTGGTCGGCCGGTTACCGGAGCACTTTCGCCATAGATGCCCAACCTCAATCAGTTCTGGAGTCCACGACGTTAGTTCGTCCTGGGCAAAAAGAGCCAAATGGGGTTGGGACGGCTGGTACTGCAGAGTAGGTATCCCGAAGTCACTTCGGTTTCCCTACAAGCATTACCACGCCGCCGTTCTCTCACAGTTTTTCAGTCCTTCATCGGACGGTTATTCAGTAAGAGACCGGATTCGTTGGCGAGTGGGCACAATCTTCATACCCGCAGGGTTTGAAGAAATCGGACCGTGGCAGTAGCTTCCTAGGAAGCGTTCACTCCCTTGTGGAGAGTTCACAAGCTGTCCCGTTCGCTGAGCGGCTTTAAGCTCAGCTGGTAGGCCTTTGCGCCTTT